ACATGTTGTCGTATCGTCGTGCTAATGATGCAAATCGGTCTGTAGAGATATCGTCATAGGTACGGATAGCTTCACCTGAATCTAAGCCCTGGGGCTTCTGTGAGGCTGCCTGTAGTGCGCTAACACCTGATTGCTGGTATCCATACTGGATTAGCTTGTCGCGCTCTGCGTATAGCTCTGGTGCGTTACATGGTGCTACTTCGTAACTAGGCTTAGTACCACGGTATTTAACGATAACGCCAATCTCGTTGTTATGGTGAGCGGCTACGACCTTAGAGCCGTCTTCTTGGAATACTCTAGGCACACCCACTAGCTTAATAGCTCGTGCTATAGTGAATAGGATGCTGTTTAATTCAAGCTGAGTGCCCATAAGCTGTTCAGCTACGCCTTGAGCCCAGAAGCCTAACAATCGTGGTGCATAATGTATAAATGAGAATGGAAAGCGGTCTTTAGTATACTCTTCATCAAGTAGACTACCAGCTGAGCAAGCTAGGGTATGGCGTCCATCGTTAGCGTCTTTACCGCTTCGTAAGTGCCATCCTTCTACTACCATGATTAGATCTGATACAGACTTAGAACTGTCGCTAGAGTTATCTGGATAGGCTTTAGAGGCCATCTCAAGCTTAGCTCTGTGCTTAGGGAAGTTAGCTATTAGCACGTCTCTATCTACTAGCTTAATGCGGTATAGCTGTCTAGGCTCACCGTACATAGCTTCGTTTGGATCTATTAGAAGCTCAGTAAGGATTACACGCTCTAGGCCTACCTTCTTATCTGGCGTCTCAAATGTATGTATAACACCTGTACCTTCTACTAGGGCATCTCGTAGTGCTATAGTAGCTAAGTCGTAAGCTTTAGTCTGGTAGAATTCACCTAGGATGAAGTTGTTTAGTTTTTTTGCTAGGTTACGTTCTTTATAGTCTGAGTTATCTGTTAAGAATACTGGTTGTGGTCTAGATTGAGACAGTCTTGATACCAAGGTGTCTACAACTGATTGCACTAGGTTGAAGGTAGGGCGTTCTTGAGGTAGACCCATAGTTTGGTCCATCTTAGAGATGTTGTTACCAGCAAATGAATATAAGCTTTGGTTACCGTATAGGCGGGCGTAAACAGCTGCCTGGCGGTATCTATAGGCCTGGGACTCTTTAAGGTAGGCTGCTGATGTAAGCATCTGCATAGCGGCTTTATCGGAGTCGTCCTCAATCCACCATTGTTGTAATACCATGGTCTCTGAGGTGCTTTTAGTCTTAAATGTTACCTTGGACTGAGGTCCAGGTGCGTTTTTAACTTTCATTAGTTAGGTGCCTCGCCTGATTGTTGTCCACCCGCTGCCGCACTCCAAAATAACATTTGCTCATCTGATAACTCTTCAGTAACGATTTTCGTGTCTGCCGTTACTCCACCTGGTGTGTAAGTAACGCCAATGTCCCCTGGCATGTATGTAGGGCTAGCTGTCTGCCTATCTTCAACAGGTAAACTGCCCAGTTTAAACTCGATACCATCGATCTTAAAGGTTTCTATACCGTTCTTGCGGCAGAGTTTGATTACCTTTTCTAAATCTTTAAGTGATTCGATTTTCATAAATCCTTGATACGGTTTGTTGTAACTAGTTAATGTTACTTATAAATTACTTTAACTGGGCTTAATGTCACTTATAAGTTACATTTAGCCCTATTTGTATATAATGAGTAACTATCTTCGCTTCATAGACATTTTACGTCTAATAGCCGACACCATGTCGTGCTTGTCTGACTCTCTGTCTTCACGAGGGTCGTCTATTTCATTTGAATCTTCTGGCTGGTCTAATTGCTCTAAGCCTTCGGATTCACTATAGTTTTCTTTACGAAGTGCATTAAAGCTTAATTGGTCTTCTTCGTTAGCATCTTCATCAGCGTTTCTAGACAAATCTACTTGGTCTGAATCATCTGAATAGATAGAATCGTGGCTTTTAATGTCTCCACCTTCAGCCATCTTACGGCGTTTAGCCATAATAGCTGCTGCTACAGAGGCGTGGTGCTCTTCATCCGCTTCTGGTTGTGGTTGTAACATTGAATCGTCTTCATCAATTTCTCCACCTTGAGCGTATTGCTCTCGGTTTTGGCCTACTAGGATGATCTTGCCATGGCCTTTATCTGGAATTACAACGGTATTTTCTGACTTAGGTTTACCTTCGATGTCACCACCTTTAGCATATTTATCTCGATTTTGCCCAACTAGGATAATTTTCCCGTGGCCACTATCAGGGATAACAACTGTTTCTTCTGTCTTTGGCTTACCTGGAATATCACCGCCTCGGGCCATCATCTTCATCTTTAAAGCTGGAACTGAAGGACCTTGGCGATCTGCTCCTTCTTCATCATCATGCTTAGGCGGCTGTTCGCCGTAGGGGCCTGGCTTTGCTGAAGATTGAAGGTCATCTTCTTCTGAACGAAGGCGTGTGCTAAAAGCATTAGAGGGTACCATGCTAGGGTGTTTAAGCTTAGTAACAGAAGGCTTTTGAGCTTGTCGTACTGTTACGTCAGAGCTTACATTGTCATCTTTAGGAGCTTTCATGCTGCTGTTACGTTCTACCATCTTAGCGTCTTGATCGCGCTCGTCTGGCATAGGTCTATGCTCAGATTTGGCAGATTCGTTAACTTCTCCGCCTTTAGCCATTTTGCTACGTTTGTTCTTTTTTGCTATACTCATGGCCATTGCTAGTGATTTACTACGATTATCCGACATTTGTTATCTCTCCGTATTATTGTAAATTAGTCTTCTTCTGCGGCAGCTTCGTTCTGTGCGTCGTACGAGTGGGGCTCTACGTGCTCGCCTTCTTCGTGTGGCATAGAATCTAAGATGGCAAAAGCATCAGCTAAAGCATCAGATACACCTTGAACGTTTTTAGAATGCACTGCGTCTATTAGGCTTTGGGCACATGCTTTAATTGCAGCTGAGGGATCGTCCTCATCTGTATCTGGCTTATCGTCTGGTTGTCTGTTTTTGATGATTATGCCGGATACTCCAGCTACTTTTTGCTTATTCTTTAGAAAAGGCAGCACATGGACTCCTGTATTAGACGTGTCTAATATTGGGATTTAGTCCATTTTAATCAATTCCGTACATCTTTTTAGTGAATTCTGCCTCATTTTGATAGCCTTCTAGCTCTTTTTCAAACATTTCCGATTGCTGCTGCTCGGCCCATTCACGTGTACCATAGTGTGGTTTAGTAGGGGCTACCTGGTGAGTGTACCCGTAGGATAGCTTAAAGGCGTAAAGTACAGCATCGATGATATCGCTATGTGGCTGTTTTTTCACGACAATTCGGTCTGGTGTGCTACGTTGCCAATCAATCTGCACTAGGTAGCTGTCTTTAGCAAATTGAGACCCAGACTTAGCTTTGAACTTACCGGTGCGTAGGGAGTCATTTAAGAGCTCGACGTTCTCTTGCTTACGAGCTTTATCGGCTGCTTCTACAGGTATCTGATACCTAGCTGTAAGCTCTTCAGCGATCTTCTTGCCTAGCCCGCCTGTATCGACTACCATCTTATACACAGCGTACTTTTTGCGTAAGTACTCGATTTGACTGACTAATTCGGTAATACCTTGTTTTTTGGTTATCTTTTCTTCAACTAAATAGGTGATAGGGGTGGTGTCAGACCAAGCTACCACGGCTATAGCATCTGCATCGTTGAATCCTAAGTCGATACCCATGATGTAGTTAAACTTATGATCTTTAGGTAACTCATTGAAATTATTGACAGATTCTGAATATCTGATCCATAGTGACTCAACGTCTAGTACCCATTTATTGCGGTACTCTCGTAGTAATGTTGGATGGTCTTCCTTCCACTCCCTTTTAGCTATTAAATCTTTAAGGAACTTTTCAGGGCTAGGCATGTGCGGATTTTGATATAAAGTCCACTCATGGTGAGAATACCCGTACTTTTTATTGTTAGTAACCTCAAAGAAATAGCCTTGAGGGACGGGGCCGGGCGTACCTGTCACTGCTAGCCAACCATCTGTGTAGTCGGCTATGGAGGGCGTTATAACGTCATCTACGAGGCTTTGGAGGTGAGGGCCAAAGTCCTGGGCCTCGTCAATACCAACGCCTGGGTACTTACGTCCTTTAAGCTTTTTAATGAAGTCTTTAAGGTCGGCGCCCATTAGTTTTAAGGTAGCACCGTTGGGGTGTGCCATTTCCATTCTAGAGGGGGTGAATATGCAGCCTATATTATATCGATCATTGATCTCATGTAGGATTGGCCACATGATGGCTCGGGCGGATTCTTGAGTTAAACTAAGGTATAGGCACTGGGACTTAGGATGCTTCTCCATAGTCTTAAAGAACTTAATGGCTAGCCCGTTGGTCTTACCGGCTCGACGTGAGCATTGTACGTCTATGTACCTGGATTGGTCGTTAACAAACGCCGCTTGCTCTGGAAATGAAGCATCTAGTGGTATATGCGGGTAGTCTTCTTTAACCTCGTCTTTACGGGCTAAAGCTTCTAATACAATAGCGTTCTTACTCGCTCTGGACATTGTTTTCACCTGGTGGGGCTGTAACGTCTTTGAGGGCTGCTTCTAACTGTTCTTTAGTAAGCCCTTTAAGTAAAGAGTTCTCTCTATCTTTAAGGTCAGAGAGTAGTTTGATATGGTCTCTTAGATCTCTAGCGCTGGCAGCATCAAGCTTGCCTTTAGCCGACGCTATAACTAAGTTATGGATTTCTCTAGATAAAGCTAATAGCCCTTTATCAAGCAGCTCGCCTATATCAATATCCGATATAAGCGGTGCTTGAGCTGCGTTCATTTCTGACTGCCTAATAAAGTGCTTGAGTCTCATTACTTAGCTACTACCATGTGAGTAAATGATGTTAACGGTACTAGGATCTCGTTTGGCTTACCGTTCTTATCTTGAACTTCAAGAGTAACAAAGTTGCCTTCAAGGGTCATTTTAATGCCCTTAGCGGCTCCGCTACCAGTAGTTGTTAGGGTAGGACCAAATTGTCCCACTTGCGGTACAAAGATTGGAAAATGTAATGCTGCGTAGGTTACTTTAGACATTAGACGCCTCTGCTGGTTTAGAAGCTTTAGCTTCTGCATCTAATTGGTTACGTTTAGATGCCTCATGGTTTAACGCCATAAGTTGGTTGTTTAGTTTCTCTACTTCTTGCTCATAGACAAACGCATGGTACTTAGCTTGCCCTAGCTTGCTGATAAGCTCAGCATAACTTTTTTGGATCTCTTCTAAAGATCGTGGCGGTACTTCTTTGATCTGACTTACTTTAGGGCGCTGTGTGCCTTTGGACATAATATACTCCTTTGTATATAGTTTATATGATTTTAAATGGGTCAAAAACTGCTGATTCTACTTTAAACATCAATGACTTACCTAGCTTAGTTAAATGGGTCACATAGCTTGGGTACTTAGGGACTAAGCTAGTGCCAATGCCTTTGCCGCGCCATGCTGACTTTACAAATACCCAGTGAATACCTTGGTAGTCACCACTAAGTATGCTGTACCCAAGGATAACACCTGGGTCCTCTGGTAGGCAAGCTATTTTAATCACTGTGTTAGGATTTTCTATTAGTGCTTTTACAACAATCTTATAGTTGTTCATAAAGATGTTTTTAGGCACCTGGCTAAACCAACTGTCCCCGTAGTATAAACCTTTTAGAAAAGATGCATATACAAACGGAAAGTCCTCAGATACGCCATCTCTAATATGGTATAGGCCTTCAAACTTATTCATGGAACGGCTCTATCAAGTATTGTTTTTTCATTATAGTTCTTAGCGCCCGTATTCTGTTGTTAACATTACTTTTTTCTAAATCAGCTACTTTAGTTTGCTTAAGCAATAGGGCTATGTTCCTAGCACTGATGCCGTTAGCGTGGTACTCCCAGATAATGCGTTCTAAGTTATTAATAAACTTATGTTCTTGAAGGAATATGGAAGCTAGTCTGTAGTACTCGTTAACTGACTGCCATGCGGTCCAGTCTTTTTTGCGGTAGAACTCAGTAGACCAGGTTTTGAGGTTAAATTCATCGGTTTCAATATCTTCAAACCCAGACTCTTTTAGCCTGTTATACCAGATCTTTTTGAGCTTTTTAACTTCATCCTGCTTCGACATTGGATGGCACGCCTTCAGCAGTAGCTTCTTGAAGTTTAGCAGCTGCCTCAGCTTGCTTAGTTTTAATGTCTTGAAACACTTGTGATGCAACTTGGTTAGCAGCCGCTTTTCTAAGGCTTCTAACAAAATAGGATTTTGGCACGTACGCTTTTTGAGCTCCTAGGTGCATTAGCTGGGATGCAATAGCCCATCGCATTGAGTCCTCGTCTGCAAACTTTCCAGAGATAGCTATGATACTATCAGACCATTTGTAGAACTCAGTTAGTCCTACAGGTAGCGGGGTTGGGACGTAGCTTAGAGCAGTTAATAGCAGTTTTTTCATGGTTTGTCTCCTATAACAATAGTGTACCTATTTTGAGACAAATGTCAACTATTTTATACTTCAGATAGGTTATTTCCTATTTTAGGGAGAGCTTCTAATGCTACGCCTTCTAAAAGTGTAGTGTTTTCCATAGCTTCGCTGAGTAATAGGCTGACATTTTCAGCATCTGCTACATCACATTCTGCCACTAAACTATCATGAACTTGCACTACTAACTTACAATCTATACCTGCCTGGGTGCATAATACGTTAAATCTGATGGCTGCTCGGTTGACTATGCTAGCTGCCGTGGACTGTATTGTGTGGTTTACGGCTAAATTCAACAACTTACGAGCTTCGTACGGTAGGTCCGCATGAGGGGCTTGCTTAGGTATGTATTTGGCTTCTGGCATGCGCCTAGGTCTGCCGAATAGGTTAGTGACCCTACCAGTCTCTTTAGCCAGCTTATGGGCGTCAAGCATCATCTGGGCGACACCTGGGAAGCGTTCTAGGTAAGCATCAATGTCGGCCTGGGTGTCTTCTATGTTCTTACCTGTGGTTTTCATTAGCTGGTAGGCAGTGGCTCCATAAACAGTAGCCAGGGCTATAACTTTTGATAGGTCGCGTAATTTCTTATACTTAATGCCAAATGCGTCTGGAGACCCTTCTTTTTTAGGTGTGCAATCTGTTTTATCATAGACCTCCATGCCGATGACGCTGTAAAAGTCATCTGAGCCCTTGAATGCATCCATTAGCCGAGGGTCCTTACTGGTGTAAGCAAACACTCTAGGCTCTAGTTGTGAGTAGTCAGCGCCTACAAAGACTTTACCTGGTCTAGCCACAATGCAGCTTTTAACGCGTTTATCGTCTCGTGGTAGGTTTTGAAAGTTAGGGTTACGGCTAGAGTACCGTCCAGACGTAGTGCCGTGCTGTAGGAAGCTAGGCTGAATGATGCCATACTCCACGCGCTCTTCTATGCCTTCAACGTAAGTAGATAGGATCTTCATCTTACGCTGGTATTCTAGTAGCTTTTCAATCCATTTGTACTTATGAGCGTGTTTCTTTAAAGCTTCTTTGTCACATGCGATATAGGCCCATGGGTCTTTGACCTTGGTGGCCTTCTTAGTTACGCCATTGTGCGTAAATTCGGGGGTTAAAACTTGCTCTTTAGCATCTAAGCAGGCTTGAATAAAACGACGTTTTTCTGCTGGGCTGTAAT